AACTAAAAAACTGGGTAACTTTTACAATGTTAACTTGTTTTATAGGTTGACAAGTTACTTGTAAATTTCGTTGAATGTTTTAAACCAAGTTACCGAGTAACTTTTTAACATGTTAGACCATTTATGCATACGTATTCCTTTCGATGCTTCCCACATTTCTTGCGATGATTCGGGCAAATATGTATTCGTAGATTTTGACATTCATAAATTTGATATTGCTCTAGCTGCTCGTTCTGTTCATAAAAATGAAGACGAATCAATCTCCGCAAATGCTCTATTCCATCCGTATGAATCTTTACCGACTCATTTCACTGGTATGGCTGTAAAAGTATTTTTTGATTCTATGTATGAGCCTTATGTCGAGATCAAAGCTTCACCTGCAAAGTTGCTACAGGGACACAATGTTTTTGGCTCTGACAACATTGAGCAGGGTGCTATGGAAATGATCGGTTATTTGAAGGAAGCATATCCAATTTTGACTAGCATGTTGGCTATTCAGAGTTCAACTGTCGCACATATTGACGTTACATATTCTGCACGACTTAAAGACCAGAACCTTGCTCAAAAGGTGCTTGATTTTTTAGGACGTGTTTCAAATGGTCAAACTCGTTTAAGTCAGAAAAGATATGACACATCAGTTTATTGGGGTGGTCAGACATCACGTTTAATTAATCATAAATGCTATCTAAAACATGATGAGTTTATGGCGCAATTTGAAGAATACAAAAGACGCGCTTTAAAAAATGATAAATCAGCTCAACGTGTTTTGGGCGTGATGTCTAACCAAAATCTTATTAACTGGACTATCGGACTTGTACGTTTTGAATCACGTATGAAAAAAAGATGGTTAGAAAGAAATAATATCCCGACTAATCTTTGGGAACTCATTAATTTACAACGTGCTCAACCTAATTTACTGCAATCACTTTGGCAAAAAGCTACTCATAGCATATTTGAAGCCCTACGAGGTCAAACTATGAAATTAACCGACGATTCAAGTGTTTTAAAGGCAATAGAAAGTTCTGAAATAGTAATTACTAAATCAGGGAAAATTTCACCAACTAAAGTCCGTAATTTATTCGCGATGTTTTGCATTATTCGTGAAAAGGGCTTGGAAGAAGTTAAAGCAACTTTTGGAAAATCACAGTTTCACAACCTAATAAGTCAATTATGTGAATGTGGCTTTTCAAAAGCATTTTTACAAAACCTTCATGATGAGAAGGCATCAAACATCATTCCTTTCGTGAAACTTGTCGAAATCGACTTTAACCAGCAATTGCCTGAATGGTACGAAGAACCACAGTCGCAATTCAACTACAAAATAGCATAGGGCATTTCAAAATGAATACTTCTCAACATCCAGTAATGACTGTTACAGGCATCCGCAAATCACAAGGTGATTTTAATAATGATGCAGGTCAAAACGTTGCATTCTCTAACACCGTTGTCACTGTTCTACAGGATTATTCAGAACGTGAACTAGAGAAGGGCGCAATTGGTAAGAAAAGCACAGATTACAAAATTAAAGGTGCTCAATTCTTCAATGATTACATGCATCAGCAATTGCCTGCTGACGCTGAAATGATTTTTAACTGGGACTTCACTGGTAAAGCACCAAAAGCGGTTTTAATCGCGCTGAATTTCAAAAAAGAATTGCAGAAACCTGCATGAGAATTAAATCAGTGCATCAGATAGACATAGTTGAGTGCCCGATCTGCTACACGATTATTTATAAAGGCACTCTATTCCAACACGTATCTAAATGCACTGGTTAAAAGGATTTTAAGAAATGGCAAAGGTCTGTGATTTTGTTGATCAGGTTACTAACCAATGCCTTCAATGGTCAGATGTTCAAGTCAATTGGCTTGATCAATTGAATTCATTGAGCCAGTCAGATGCCAACTTGCTCATAACAAAGATAGTCGGCTTCTGGCTTTTATGTTGGGGTTATAAGCTCCTTCTAAACTTCATAAACTCTAAGTAAAGGGTGACTATTATGTCAAAAGAACAAAACGTACAACGTAAACAAGATTTACGCAATAAAGTTAACGCATTGGCAACAAAAGCTGCTGTTCTTGCAACTCCTGTTGTATTCGCTGCTGCTGCACATGCTGAAGAATCCAACTCAATCGACATTGGAACATTGGGCATGGTTGGTTTAACAAGTGCTGCTGCAACTGTGTTTGCAATTAAAGCAAGTCCATCTCTAATGATGTGGGGCTACCGCAAGATTCTCGGCTTTATCGGTCGTTAATCAAAACAAGACCTCCTTGCATATTGCGTGCGAGGAGGAGCTTGCCGACCGACCGACGCACGCAATGTGCTAAGAGGTTAAAAAATTGATTACGTTATATATCATCGTCGCACTTGTTGGGTTCTTTATAATCATTTATTAGTGCGGAGGGGTTTTTATGATTCACCGCCTAAATGTCTTTTTCCTATCTATAACTCTTGTTCTTTCTCAAATTTTTATTATTAATTCTGCCAATGCTGCAACTGTTGGCGGTTGGTCTTTATCTAACCCAATTGCTAAGGGTGCATCTACTGTTTACACAGGAATTAAAAATGTAACTATTAATGGTGCTGACTACGTTAAAAAAGGCACTGCTATTGTTACTCCAACTGCTACTGGTGTCGCAAAAGTTCTTGCCCGTGGTGTAGCAGGTTATGCTTTATCTATAGCAGTAGAACAAATTTTGGGGGCTGTTGATTGGGTCCTTGATCCTGCAAATAACCGAATTGTCTATTTTACTGATGCCAAATTTGATGGTTATTTAGTGCGTCTACATGTTGACCCATATTGGAACAGCGATAGCTATTATCGAGATAATATGGACGCTGTTGTAGCTGATTTTTATAATTATTATGCAAATATGAATGCCACTATGAATCCTCTATGGGCTAAATTTGTTTATACCGGTGCTAAGGTTGTAAAGCTTGCAGAAGGTTCTTATGAGTTGCGGCATGATGGATATTTAAAAAATCCTGATGGTACAACATACAATGACTGTAAACAGACTTCTAAGGGGTATTGTGTTGCAGCTCTTACTTCAAAACCTCATGAAACTGAAGCACGTACAGAAAAATATTTACCTCTTGATGTTGTTGCTCAAAAGGTTATTGATAATGCTGAATCTAATTCAGACCAAAATAAAAAGGCAGCTTCTCAAACTGCTACCCAAGCTGCTGCTGCTGACATGGTCGAAGATGCTACCAAAGATGACACAAAAGCACGTCCAATTGCCCAGCAGCTTGAAGCATCAGCCAAAACAATACCTGCTGACGAAGCTGTTGCTGAAAAAGCAAATGAAGCTACAGGTGAACAGACAAAGAATCCTGATAAACCTGATACCACAGATTTAAAACTTACCTTTCCTATTTTCTGCGATTGGGCAACAACTGTCTGTGAAGCTGCTCAGACTGTAATTTCCTTTCCGACTACTTTGACCGACTGGTGGACTACTGGAAAAGAAAAAGCTGAAGGCTGGGCAACTTCAATTTCAGAAGCCTGGACTGAAGTTAAAGATTGGGTTAAGCCAGAGCAACCAGCTGAACAGGAAACTAAAGTAGATATTCAGGAATCTGTGTCACCGCCTACTGAAAATAATTATCTGCAATGGAATGCTTATTGTCCTTTTACTGCTAAGTCTGACGAAATATCTATTAATGGCGAAAATTCTTCTCTTTCTTCTGATTTGACAAGTTGGTGCACTATGGCATCAGAAATTAAACCTTTTGTACTTCTTGCAGGTGCTTTGGCTGCTTTAATGATTGTTTCGGGTGTGGGTCTTGGTAGGAGTGAGGACTAATGTGGAAGTTTTTAACTTTATTCAGTGAATGGCTTTTAAAAGGTTCTGTTAGATCGGCTTTGACTGGTGCTGGTTTGGGTATAGGTAGTGCTGTAATTACTTTGACTGCTGTTCAAATGTATATCAATAAAGTTGTTGTACAGAGTTCAAGTTTTAGTGCTGACATGCTTGCCCTATGTGCCTTGTCAGGTGCCCATATTGCCTTATCAGGAATCATTGGGGCTATTGTTTATAAATTGACTGTAAGCGGTGCTAAGCTGTCTTTAATTAGGAAATCATAATGAGTGAGCTTCGATTAATTACTGGTAAAAAAGGTTCAGGCAAAACACTTTGGACAGTTGACCAATTATTTAAGGAAGTCGAAAAGGGATTTTATGAACATTTCTATTCAGACATTACTGGCCTTAAACATACTGGTGTAAAAATAGCTCCTGAAGATTGGCGTGATATTCCGAATAATTCACTAATTGTATTTGATGAAGTTCAGTTTAAAATTTTATTCAGTCGGCATAATTCTAAACGTGATACTCAGATTCTAGAACTCACGACCATGCGTAAGCGTGGTATCGCAATATGGATTATTACCCAAAAAGCACGATTCTTAAATGCTGATGTTTTGGGTCTTGTAGATAAACATTTCAATCTTGAGCGTAATGGTAAACGTACTGCTAAGGTTTGGGAATTTAATGATGCTGAATTAAATATAACAAAGACTAAAAAGCTCTTTGCCTTCGATAGTTAT